CCCGAGCGGTGAGCGGAAGGTGAATGCTCCGGCCACCGTTGCGACCTTTGACATCGTAATGGATGTATTCGCAACAATGGAAACGATGACCGCACCATCGGCAACGTGGGTCGTTGCGTCGGACGGGTATCCAATCGGCATGCCGACGAGGTATCCCGCCGTGTCGGACATCGTAACAGTTGCGCTACTTACTGCAGATGTGGCGGTGACTTCCTTCCACTGGCCGAACATCTTCCCGCGAATATCCGTAGCGACCATCTGAACCGACTGCCCCCAGCGGAAGCCCGGGTTCGTCCATTTCTCGTAGACGCCCGTGCCGACACCAGTTTCGACTTCAATAAACGGGACGTGTTCCAAAACAGGGATCGCAAACGTTTGATCGTCGGTTCCGTCAGTGAGACCAAGCTCGAACCAATCACCAGTTGCAGCGACGGTGCCAAGGCGAACGGCAGCGCACGCGGCCCCGGCTTCGCCCACCCAATGCAGCCAGCCACGTTGACCGCCGGTCGTGCTGTTGACGACGAGGGTCGCGCCTCCGGGGAGCGAGACGGTTTCGTTGTCCTGGAACGTGCCAACTTTGCTGCGGAACTTAATCCAGCCGGTTGCCGGAATGGCTGCCGCCGCAGCTACTGGAGCGCCTGGAATAGCGGACCAAATACCAAGAAATTCTCCGGTTGCACCGCTGGTGCCGCCCGTGCAATCCTGCGTCCCGGCGGTTCCGAGTGCCGGGACGTTGCCGGTCGGCGCATCGTAGGCCATCCACCAAACTCTGGTGCTATCCCAAAGCACGTCACCGCCGAGCGTGGCGCTGGGGGTGATGTTTCCGAAAACGGCAGCCTGCTGGCCCCATCGCGAGTCGGAGTCGCAAAGCAAATTGAACCCGGCAAGCGTGATATCCTCACCGTTTGCAAGGCCCGCAATTGCGGCGTCATCGTAGTTTTGATTGGCGACGAGTGTTTGATTGGCCATGACTAATCCTGCGGAACCATCAGGACGGAGCCATCACGCTGCGGCCTGGCAACGATCGTGCGCTGCGGAACTTCCACGGTGTTGTCGATGTTGACCACGGGGGCCGGGATGAAGACAGGGGCGGCGGCTTGGATGTTGACCACTGGGGCGGCCTGCTCAGGCACGTTGACTGTGACCTGCGGGGCACCGGCCGCCGCGATGTTCACCACCGGCGCCGGCATCACGATGGGCGCGGCAGCCATCACGTTAACCACTGGCGCCGGCATCGTGGCGATGACTTCCTTGGGCAGTTCCATGCGGATATTGTTGATCGTCTGATGTGGTTGCGCGGGAGCCGGCTGCATGCCTTGGATGGCGCGCATGAGGATGGTGAATTGCTCGGGGGTCACATCTTCGCCCTGCTCAATGCGCTTGGAGATTTCGGCCGCTTTGAAGTGGCCGTCTTTGTCGCGTGGTTTATCGGAGCCATGCGTAGCCAAGGCGGCGTCGGCCTCTTGTTGGGCCAACTCTTGCGGATCGGCGAGCGCCGGGGCGCCGGTGGGGTCCTTTAGGTGCAGATCGAGGACTTCCAATTCCTTGACTTGGGCTGCTAATTTCTTCCACACGGCTTTGTAGTCGCCGCCACGCTTACCGACTTCCGTTTCGTAATCGGAGAGGCCGAAGGCGATGGCGAACGCCGACGCCTGGGCGTCCTTGAGCGGATCGACGTATGCCTGACCATCAGGGACGAGGCGGTAGTGGTACTTCGCGTAGGGAATGCCGGCCTTGACGCAGAGGTACGGAAGAACGGTATGCCAGGCGCGGCCGATGGTCCCGTTGCCGAAGTCTTCGCGCACGGGGCCGGAAAGGCGCTCTTGATCGACGTTGTCGCCACGCTGGCTGCTGTAATTGGCGCCGGTGATGTCGCGGTTCAGGAAGCGTTTAGGAATTCGCATCGTCGCGGCGATGTTGCCGCGAAGCATGTCGCTAAATGGGGCGATCTGCTGACTTGGGCGGGTATGGCTGAGGGGCGTGATGGATTCGCCAGGGGCAAGCTCAAAAACGCTTCCCATTTCGATGTCGCGCACCGGGCTGCCGCGTTCATCGGTTTGCAGCGCCATGCCGCCGTGGGTGGTGATCGCGGCCGACATCGAAGCGGTGTTTTTAGCCGCTTCCAGCTCGGCGGTGATCAGATCCTTTTCCTGCCGCAGGGTCGTGAGGACCGGCGCCCACCAGGGCTCGCCACGGATCTGCAGGCTGCGGCGACGCTCGAACCAGTGGATAATTGAGTCCGCTGGCACCTTTTCGTTGTTGCCGTTGGGGTTCTTGAGGTTGTAGGCCACTGCCCGGCAGAACTCGTCGACATCAATGCCGCCGATGGTGCCGGTGTTGTTCGTGGGCTGGTTATAAGCGAAGTCGCCAAGCCATTCCGGCTCAAGCGGCATGATCGCGAGCGGGATCTTGCCCTGAGCGATGCGGGCATGGTCGATAACGAAGCGCCACAGCAGCTCGCCGGCGACGACAGCGTCACGCATGCCAGAGGACTGCAGCTGGAACATGCTCTGGCCGTTGACGCCGCAGTCGCGCAGCCATTCGACCCAGTGCGGACGCAACTTGGCGTCTAGGGTCTCATCGCCGGTGTCAGGCTCAAGGGCGATGCCCGAACCGACTGTAATGGCGACAATGGCTTCCGTGCCGGCGCGCACCGTGGTGTTATTTCGCTCGTAATTACGGCAGAGATTGCGCACGAACGGCAGCGAGGTGACCAGATCGCCAGCGGAAGCATTGCGCGCCAGAACGCCACGCATCGCCTTGTTTCGTGGATCGACGGCGTCGTAGGTGCCCATGAGGCTACCCAGGCTTGACCACGTCGATGAAAAGACGGAGGCGAACCACGAACGTTTGCCGTAGGCCCGCTCATGGGCAACTCGTTGCCAGAATTTCACGGGGAACTCGTCGACGATGGGCCGCCTGCAAGGCCGATGACTCGGCCACGGTACGCAATCCCGTAGGTGAGGCGATCACGCTGCCGATACAGGAACTCCAGGCGCTGTTCGATCTCCTGCCGCTTGGCGAAGGTCAGCGACGTATTGCCGCTCGACATCTGCACCGCCAAGCCACCCACATTGCCGGTCGAGCCGGTGGCGAGATAGGACTCTAGCTGGTCTATTTCCGCTTGGATGTTTCCCGAAGAACGCGGCATATCGGGCGAGAATAGCCCCGCGTCCACAGGGTGGCAAAATGCGTATTACGCGATTTCGCTACGCAGGGAGATAATCGGCGGGGTGTAGGTGAAGCAGCGGCCGCACAGGCTGCACGCGCAATCGCGGGCGACCGTGCCGAGTTTCTGGCCGCGCAAGACACGCGGCTGCATGCCCCGGCGGCAGTGCGGGCAGATCAGTGCCGGCACGACGGTGGCGATCACCACCGGCTGGGCCTCTTCGTGCTGCAGTGGGGTCTCAGTGGCCTTGGGGCGGCCGGGGGCGCGGTTCTTGAGGTTCATTTCCATGATCAGGCTTCCTTGGTAGTGACTTTTCCGCTGCGGTAGCGGCGTGGTTTGGCGAGAGCTGAGCGGATGGCCTCGGATTTATCGATGCCGAAGATGTTGGCGATTGCTGCGAGCGAGACTTCGCAGTCCCACCAGTGATTATCGCGGCGGTAGGTGGTGGTCTTGCCGTCGGTGCTCGCTGCCGGCTCCCAGGCGATCACCTCGCGCATGCCCTGGCCGGTGACCTGGCGCTGGACGACAACGCGGACTTCCGAGTCCCACACCGATTTAAGGTAGTAGCCGGGGACTTCCTCAGGGAGCCACCAGCCGGGGGCACCGACCACCTGCCGCCGGCGCTCGTCCACGCGGTCGCGCCAGTAGTTCGAATTGATGGCGAAGCCCTTCACGCCGGTGGGCCAGGGTATTTTCGACCGTTTCCCGGGCTCGTAGAGCCGCCAAGGCTCGTCGTGGCCAAGCCGAGGAGCGCCCCAGGTCAACATGCGGCCCTTGGGATTCTGCGCCGCCCACACGCGCACGCGCTGGGCCATAACGCCGTTGGCACCGTCCATGCAGACGATGTTGGGGATCATCACGCCGCCGCCGGCCTTCTTCCACGCCTTGCCAGCAAGCGCGTCGACACCAACGAATCCGCCCGGCTCGGCGCCGGCCCCAGCCTTGGGGATCTTGCCGGTGTCGACCAGCCACGACTCGCCACCAGGCGCGAAAGCGCGTAGAACCCAGGGGAACCAACATAGGCGCTCGGTATTTCCCTGTTGGTCGAGCATCAAAACAAGGTATTTCGCTTCCGCCGGCACCTCGCCACGTATCCGCGTCTTTTCATGGAGCGCATTACGCTCGTCCAACGTCGCTGACCGGCTCGCATTCGGAAAATAGGGCTCGGCACGGGCGGTATTCCAATGGGTCTTGCGGTCGTCTTCACTGCCGGACAGGGCTGCCAGCTCCTCGGTCAGAAACTTTCCGATAGTCCAAACGTCGGTCATCAGGATGTTGCCGTGAATGCTCCTGATTTCCGAGTCAACAATCGGCCACTCACCGCCCCTAAAGCGGCCTTGGTCGTCGAGATCGAGGGACGGAGACCAAAATCCACGCGGGTGATCGTCGTCGACAGTCCAATCACCATCGATCCAGCGGTCTGCTGCCAGGGAGTCGTCAACCATCATACGCAGTGAGTCGGTCCGATGCATGACGCCGCAGTGCCGGCAGACCCAGGCGGCGAGATCGCCACGGAAAATGTCCTGTGGGGTCGGGCTGGGGAGTTCGACGGTGGTCACCGGCCGCACCTGATCGGGATTGACCCAATCGAGGCCCTGGCAGGCCGTGCATGCGATCATCAGGCGTTCATGCGTGCCATCGCAGAGCTTGCGCCAGCCGTGGGCCTCAACGGTCGATGGCGTGGTGACGCCAACCACCAGGGCATCAGGGCCAAACGTGCGCTGGCGGTCAATGGCCAGGCGCAAGGGGTCGCCTTGATCGCCAACGTTGAGCTTGAGCGCGTCGAACTCGTCGAAGAAGATGTTACAGTACGGGTTCGCTCGCAGGTCATTGGCGATGTTCCCCACCCGCAGACCAGCCCGCAGGCCATTGCCCAGGCGCCAGGTGCGGTCGCCGATGCGCCGGGCGTAATCCTCGGTCCCTGGAACTGGCATCAGGTCGGCGAGATCGGGCGTGGCCTGCCATAGAGGCTCCAGGCGGTCGCGTACCTGAGCCTTCTTCACGTCAATCGTGGGCCAAAAGAACGCCGCCGGCTGGTGCGGATAGTAGCGGGCCATCCATGAGAACGCCGGGTAGGCGGTCGAGACGGTCTTGCCACATTGAGCTGACCAGCAGACCCACAGCTGCTCGCAACGCCATGCGTGGGGGTCTTTGAGGTTCACCGCCCGCTTCATCTTGCGCGATGCAATTACGTCATGAATGCGACGAAATGGGCTTGCGCGCTTACTGCTAAATGACCCTAAAGAAGAGGTTTCACTATCAGGGAGGACGAGGCAGGTGGTCGACCACTCCCACAGCGTGGCGGCGCGATCGGGGGCGAAGGCGCCGTTCCACGAGGCCGTCAGATCGGCGGCGTAGTCGGTGGCGAATTTCATAGCCGCGACTCCTGTAGCGCGGCCTCGATCAGGTCGCGAGCGATCACTTCAATCTCGGGACCGGTGCGGCCGGCGCTGGCCTTCGCCAGTCGAGCCGGAACCAAGCCGACGAGGACAGAGCGGAGACGCTTGCCGGCGGCGATCAGGAGATCCTGGGCGGCCTGCTTGGCCTCGGCGACCATCACCTGTTCCTTGAGGTCGTTGTTGATCTTGAGCTTGCGGACTTCCTGCGCGAGCTTCTGCATCTTGAGGTCGGAATTTTCCTCGTCGTCATCGCTCGGAGCCGAGAGCGATTCGCGCTCGTCGATCCACTCTTGCCACTCGGTGACCGACTTTTTCTTAGGGGCTCCAGGAATATTTTTCCACTCGTACAGACGACGCGGCGGAACGTCGAGCATGCCTGCAAGCGCGTCCCAATTATCCGCGAGGTCGGACTTATTTCGCGTAACTCGTTGCTGCTGCGCCACTAAAAAAATTCCGCAAAAAAAAGGCAGCAGATAATCCCGTCACTCCGTGACCCGGTGCCCCCCGGGGGAGGACCCAGACGAATCCACCCGGCAAGCGCCCGCCAGAGTGCGCTAGACAGAGGATTGCATGAGGAAGCACACACACCCATGCACTCACACTACATTGCCTAGAATCGACCGCATTACTTCATTTGACGATTCGCGACTAGCACACTCACTTGATTAGCTATTGCGATATCATCGGCCACGATGTATGCTCTGATCATGAGCAACCCCAAGCCACCCAATCCACCCAAGTCGGGGCGACCGCGCAAGGGGACCGATGTACGAATCCCCCTGTGCGCCCGAGTCACGCCTCACACCATCGATGCTCTAGACAGCTATGCGCATGCCCGGGGACTCTCCCGAGGAGAGGCAATCGACTGTGCTGCCTCGATCCTGTCGGGCAGTCCCGCCCCCAGAAAATAGGCTGTTGACTTTCGTCATACATAATCCATACTCTCATCATGAGCGCGCGACGCTCATGCCACCCAGGGCACTGCCCGGAAAAAAAGGAAACCCATGTATAAAATCGAATCACTGACCGGAAGCACGCTAGCGCACAACGGGCAACCCGAGCGCGGTGGACGGATACTGTCCCGCCACCGGACACTAGAGGCCGCGCAAAAAAAGATCAGAGAATATCATGAAAGATATGTTAAATGCTGCATAGTCTCTCCGAATGGGAATATCGTTAAATCAGACGCGTCGATCTAAGCCAAATAGCCTCAAGCAAAGGAAAAACACCATGAAAAATCAAATAAATCCCCTGACACTGATGCATAAAACACCGTGCGGAAACTGGGCTGTAGACGCAGGAAAACAGGAAGAATTCGACGCGATCCCCTGCCGCCAATCCTCGAACAAGCGCGCAAAAACCGATACCTACTATTATGCGAACGCGATAAAGCTGCGGATTAAATGGGAGGGCGAAGAATTTGAACTAGTTTGAGAAAAAAGGGACGCCGCAACCCTAACAAACGGCACCAAAGCGCACCAGTCGCACACTGGCCAACCTCAAGGGCAATGCCCGGAGTAATCATGCAAGCAATCAACCTTTCTTCAGTCCGTAAATTCTCAGAGCTAATCCAGGGGATTGCCGACATCCTCGGGGAATCCAAGCACCTCAAGAGATACAGCGTAACCAGTGCCGAGTCATGCGTTGACTTCCGCGATCGTCGCATGCCGCGCCTCATGTGCGATGGATCAGGCTTCCAAACAGACAGCAAGGGCAAGGTTAATTCATCCCCCTGGAAGCTGTCAGGATTCGTCGAAGCCAAGGAAGCCCTGGCAACAGTGCGCGCATGTGTCGGAATAAGCGAAGCGAGCCCCGAGATTCCGCAATCCATTCCCATGATGCAACCGGATTCGGTTGCTATACTGTTGCGTGTTGCGCACTATCTCGGAATAGCGGCCGGGGTGTGCGACATGGTATCAGTGCAGTGGCCAGCGTTCGGCCGTGCGCAGACCTGGACAGCATGGAAGAAAAGCGCACAGACATCTATGATGGTCGGGCTGAACGTCGTTAGCGGATTCGATGCGCTTCCGATTCTGTCGGCCGTAGGTGCATGTGGGGAAGAAGTGCGCAGTGAACCGCTTGCCGACTGTGCCGATTCTGTGCGCTTTGCATTTGATGCACTGTCGGCCGTCCTGTTGCATGAAGAGGACCGCACGAAGCGTGAAACAGAATCCAAGGAAGCATGGATCGAGAGCATGGAATGTCCCCGTGCGGCCGTAGAAGTCCCCCGTGTCGCTGTCGAGACCGTGGCGCCTCAATGGTCGGTTGCCGCGAATGAATCAGCACAAGATGCGCCGCGTGTGGTGGTCGACATCAAGGAAGAAGTGAGCAAGCTCAAGCCTGGTATCATCTATACCCTGGCACCAGGCGGCCGCCTGGTGAAATTAGAGAACCCCGCTATGCCTGCCGTTGGTACTCGCCTACGTGGTATATGGGGCATCGGACATTCCGATACAACCGGAACGATCGTTGCCCACACGATTCGCGGCGGGTCAATGGGAGCTGAGATTGTCGATGAGGAAGGCACATATCGCTGGACTGATCGCCTGAGACAGCCGTCGGACCTATCGCCCATCGGGTGGAGAGTCGAGGGCGATGCCCTGGCCAGCGGCGAAGGGGTCGCGGCTCTGATCGCCCAGGCTGAAGCCAAGAAGTCGAAAAAAGCCATCGAGATGGCACAGGAAGAGACTCGCCAAGCCTTCGCGATCGAGCGAGGAAGAGACGTGGCGCAAGCCCTCATCCCATCGAATGCACAAGCCCTGATCATCGCAGAATTGCGCGAGGATGACAGCGACAGTCAGTCCGACTACTATGGACACACCACAGCCCGGCGCGTGGTCCTGGCATGGTCGGCACATGGTCGCGACTTGTTCCCAGAGTTACGCAAGGCGGCCGCACGCTTCGCCGAGACTGCAGGCATGGCAATTGATGGCGTAGAGCATCGCGAAAAATATAGCATGGGCGGCGGCCGGCATCATGGCTGGATAATTAAAAAGGTTCGTATCTGCCCCAATGTAATCGACCTGGCGACGCTGGCGACGCTTGGCGAGGTGCACGCCCTGGGCGATATTCCGGCCGCTATGGCGCCGGTTGTGGTTGCGGTGGCGCCAGCCTCGGCACCGGTGGAAGTTGTTGCGCCAATCGAGCCAGAACCGGCCGCGCCTGCCCTGCTGGTGTGGTCGCCAGTCCCTGGAAAACAAGGCGCCACCCTTCGCGCCGCTGGCGTGTCGGTGGCAGACTTGCGCGCCGTTGGCTTCAAGTGGGGCAAGTCCCTGGCATGGGAAGCGGAGCACACCCCGGCGGCCGCTGCAATCCTGGCGCGCATCCTGGCCGGTGGAACGGAGCCAACGGCGCCGGCCGTGGAGCCTGTCAAGCCCGAGGCGCTAAACATCGCAGTTAGCGCGCAGCAGTGCCAGCCGGTGCGCCAGCAGGCGGCGCCGGTGAACCTCGCCAAGGTCGAGGCCCTGGCGACCAGCCTGGAAGCCCTAGAAACGTCCGGCAATCGCCCACGCGACACCCACACGCCTAAGAAGCTCAAGCACGCCCAGGAAGCCCGGCGCGAGGCGGCCCACGCTGGCCGGGCGGCGGCCCTGGTGCGGGCATGGCTGGCATCACCTGATCATGCCCTGGTGATGACCAAGGCGGCGGTCCTGGAAGCGACACGCGAGGAAGCCGAATGCGTGTCCAACGGATACCACGGTTACCACCGGGACACGGGGCGGCCGGCGAAGACTGACAACGCGGCCGCCCTGGCCCTGCGTGCGCGGTACTTGGCTGGACCTGTGGCGCCTCGCCAGGTATCGGCTGACGAACTGGCGGACCGGCTCCGGTTCGTTGACATCGACGGGTTCTTCCCCACCCCGGCGACGATCTGCAGGCGCGTGGTTGATGCGGCCGACATCCGCCACGGCATGACCGTGGTCGAGCCATCGGCGGGCAAAGGTGATCTTGCCTTGGCGGCGCGTGCCGCTGGTGCGGTGGTGACCGTGGCCGAGGTCAACGGCTCTCTGCGCGAGGTCCTGGCGGCTCATGGCTGGCAGGCGCAAGAGGATATGTTCGAGGTAGTCGGCGCTTTCGATCGCGTGGTAATGAATCCCCCCTTTGAGCGGGGCCAGGATCAAATCCACGTTCGGCATGCGTTCGACAGCCTCTTGGCGCCTGGTGGCCGTCTGGTGGCCATCGTGTCTGCCGGCTCAATGTCGTCGCAGCGGGCGGCAGTGTGGCGCGACTGGCTGGCCCTGGTTGGCGCCGAGGTGATCGACCTGCCAGAGGATGCGTTCAGCGGCTCCGATGCGTGGCGCAAGACTGGCGTACGCACCTGCATGGTGACCATCGACAAGCCGGCGGGGGAATCATGATCCAGACTATGCGAGTCCCGAACTTCCCCCCTGGCTGGCCATCCGATGCGATGGCCGGCGATGACGTGGGCGAGACGGCGGCGGCTGCCTGGCTGGTGGCGATCGGTGACCAACCCGGCGATGGTGCGGCCCGGCTGCGGTGGGTCCTGGCTGCGGCCCGCATCCCCACCGGTGACACCGCCCGGCTGCTCGGCCGTGACCGTCGCTTGGTGGCGCGGTGGATCTCGGGGGCGGTCCCTATCCCCCTCGATGTCTGGCCGGCCCTGGCTCGGCTGGCGGCGATCGCTGGCTAGTCGGAAGTCCGGCGCCGGTAGGCCCTGGTCGGCAATCCCGCCAGCTTCCGTCTCCGGTAGCGACATGCGGCGCGAGCGAAGTAGCTGGCGTCGTACGTCTTCTTGCCCTTGTCCTGGCGACTGGCCTGCTTCATGGCACCACCGCCCAAACGCTACAAGCCCGCCGCATCCCCTTAGGCACATACGCCGACACCCGCCTAGCACTCTCAGCAGCCCCCAAAGAGGTGGCTACAGTCCGCTTTGGTATGCCAGTCCCCGCCGAGACCTGATCCGATGTCCCGGGCCCATGTTTCTCAAGCCAGGCAATCATCTGATTCGTATTCTCGGCACTAAGGAATCTCTGCCCCTGTCTCTCGGTCAACGGCTTAATCTTGGGTGCGGGAATGTTTTTGGCCGAATAATCCAGCGACCCAAAGCGCCTAACAGGCTTGTGCTTATTATCATCATAGATCCGCTGGCCCACGATCTTATCGCGGGCGATGGTCAAATCCTCAATGATGTGCGCGCCTGATCTCATTTGCCAATCTCAATGGATTTATGGATGTAAATTGCTCGCTGGATGCGCTGATAGAGGCCCTGTCGCGTGACCCCGAGTCGCCTAGCTGCTCGGATCATGCCTAGCTCTTTGATCAGGGCGTATGCCTCGCGGTCTTGATATGTGGTATATTTGCGATTGATGCTCATTTTATTTTCTCAGTTAGTGGCTTTTCGATAAGGCCGGGTCGGAATGCCAGCGCGCTTTCGCGCCCTGCACTCCCTCTGAGCGATGGCCCAATAGGTCATGGATAGCGTCCTCTCCTCTGGCTGCATCACCTCTAGCCGCCTCTTCTGCCTCCATGCCCGTTGCTGGACGCATTCCTCGCTGAGGCCGAGGATGTAGGCAGCCCGCTTCGCCCCATGCTCGTCCACCAGGGCGACAATGTCTTGGCTCACGACTCATCCTCCCCGCCAGCCTCATGATTTCGCGTAACCTCTGGTTGGATTGATTTGCCAACATTACATATTCCTGAAATAGCGTTTGCTAAATTATCGATTGACTGCGAATGAGCGAAAATAGCGGAAGATATTCCGTCCAACCCATCTCGCAATGCGTCGCATAAATTTTCCCTTCCCGGTTCCCCAACTCCAGAAATAGACATCCCGAGGGCCTCTAGCCCAGTCGGTCCGTTGATATCCCCGCGAGAAATGAAGTTAACAGCATCAATGAGGCGCTGTGAGTATTCTTTATCAATCATGGCTTTTACCTTTAAGGATGAATTGTTGACGGTCTAAAATAATGTCACATGCCTCAACCTGATGTTTACGGCACAGCATGCATAATCCAAGCATTACCATAACTGGGTGATTTTTTCTGGTTTCCATGAAAACCGCTAAATCGTTTAATGCCTCTTTAAAATCATTAACGCATCCGCAAATATATTTATTATCCATTCTGTCCCTCGTTTGTTTGTTGTTTACTAACCGTGTCGTCAACCGTGTCGTCAACCGGATCAGCCCCTGGACCAGGCAGCCAATCCCCATTCGACGCCACATGCCAGCGCCCGACCTGCATCCTTTCGAGCGTATTGAGGTTGCCCGCCAATCGCCGAAAACGCCCTTCCTCGGGACTTTCTCTGGCCTTGGCTTCCGTGGGCACCTCTGAGGCTTTCGCTTGGCGCGCCTGGGCACGCAAGGCCCTCTCCTTCTCAACCTGGATTGCTGCCAGGATGGATTCCTCGACCCGGTCGGCCCATCGATCCTTTGCTGGCAGCGAACTGATTGCCACATCCAGCCGCCCCCAGCCATGAGCATCTGCCAGGCGCCCCCAAGCCTCGATGGGCGAGGTCTCGCTGATCCGGCACGTCCAGGATCTCAGGCGTCGCTCGGTCTGGCTCGGGTCGCTCTCTTTTTTAGCAGCAGAGAGAGAGCTGTCTTCCTCTCTCTCTCTTACTTCTGCTTCTGCCTCTGCCTCTGCATTGGCTGATTCTTGATGACGCTGATGATTATTGATGACGCTGATGACGGGTGATGACGACTGATGATTATTGATGACGCTGATGACGGGTGATGACGACTGATGACGGGTGATGATTTCTGATGACGATTTCTTGGCGCGGTACTTCTCGGCAGCGGCGCGATTGCTGTCTCGGCGCGTCTCTTCGTCTCTGATGTCCCTATACTTGGCATAGTTGACAATCACCCATCCCCAGGCGCGAGGTGGAGCGATCAGGGTCAGCCTTGCGCCGTCGCAGTCAGGCGACCGGCTCTCAGGGTCAGGCGACGATAGGAAGTCGATGGCGTCCCTGACCTCTTCCGTCGTCAGCCCGACATCCTCAGCGATGGCGCGCCAGTGACGATCCACTTCTCCATGCCGGTTTGCGGTGGCGATCAAATTATTAAAAACCAAGATAGGGTGCGCTTTGCCGCGCAACGTGCCCTGATAGAGCGATGCGAAAACCTTACCGTACATCAGAATGCCTCATTGTTGCGGAGAATGGCATCACGGACCACCTAGCAGCTTCCAGGCGGCAGCGGCGCACAGTGGCACTTGAGCGTTTCCGAGTCCTCGCAATCGGTGCTGCCGATTGGGAACCCCATCAGCCACTCGACGAACGGCGGGTTCAGAATCCCACCAACTGCTTCCAGTAGATTCGGGGCATGCCCCCGCTCCCTGCTGCTGCTCTGTCTGCCCGAGCCCCAGTCCCTCGCGCAGGGGGTCGGCCACGTCGTAGCGGCCATCGGCAACAGCGGGATGCCCTTGGATGCCCCCCCCGCTTTCGATTGGCTGCCCTGGTTGGCATTGGTTGCCGTGGGGGTCGGCAACATCGGCGCGCTTGGCGAGGCACCACCACCGCTTGCGGATGTGCGGAGCGCCAACATCAGACGCGGACAGGATTCCGTCGCGCCAGGAATATCCGAGCGCCACAAGGTCAGCGATGACCACTTCCCGGCCCCGGCTGACGATGGCAGGGACGTTTTCAAGGAAAATGTATTTCGGGCGGATGACTTCCGCGCAGCGGATAACTTCGCGGTAGAGCCCGCTTCGTTTCCCGTGGATTCCAGCGCCTTTGCCTGCGAGGCTAATATCCTGGCAAGGGAATCCCGCTGACAGGCAATCCACTCGGCCCTTCCAGTCGGCGGGATTGAAACCGGCAACTGTGCATGCTCCTCCGAGTATTTGCTGATCTGCAACGGATTGCTCGACGACATCGAGGCCGGGGAACCATCCAGCGGCGACTTGCCCCCGAACGATCCGGCAGGCGTCTGGATTAAGCTCGACGTAACAAACAGGGGTGTGCCCAAGAATGAGGTCTGCAAAGAGTCCGCCCGCGACGCCGCCGAATAAGTGAAGGGTGCGCATGTCATTTCCCCGCCTCATTCCGTTCCATATCCGCAATCGCCACACGCAACATAGCGGCGAGCGGCTCAACAGTCGCAGGCCGATACCTCCCGAGGACATCAGGAAATTGCCAGATTCGCGCCTCAATCAGCCGCCCATAGTTGCCAACGTCCCAGCCGAGCCCCTTCGCTTCCAGATCCGCAATAATCGCATCAGCCTCCGACGCTTCCGCCCGCTTCCGCCAATAGCAGACATCACACAAACCCAAATCAGCTCCTTTTATGCGGTCATAGCAGTGCGGATTTATGGCGAATGATCCGCAGCGCGTGCAGCTATTCATGATAGCCACCGGCCTTCCTGATCGCCAGATGCGCGTTTTCGAGCATATCGACCGTGTCTTCGCGATGCATCTTTAGCTGATATTCCGCAGCGCGATGAAGCGCAACATACGCCTCCAGCAGCTCCAGGCTGATACAGACAACTTTGTCAGACTCATTGATTGGCTGCATAATGGATTCAGGCTCAGTCATTTGATTCTTTCCTTAATTACGCGCACAAGCGCACAGACACCTACAAACAGAGTATAGACCAGCGCAACGAACGCAGCGACGGCAAGAACGGCGATTGGATTTTGGGGGATCATGGGGTGCCCGATAGTAAGTGATAACGCACGTCGTTATTGGTCATGGGATACTCGAATCATTAGAGAGCGGCGCCGCTCAGGTCGGCGTCGCTCAGGTTGGCGCCGCTCAGGTCGGCGCCGAGCAGGT